GGATAATTTTATTTTCCTTTTGATTAGAGGAGATAATGGAACTCCCAGAATGTATAAATTGGTGAGTAGTGAGGAATTAGAGAAGGCATTAAACAAGGCTAGAAAGAAGGGTCAATCAGGAGTTACTGTTTTTGGTAGGATGGAAAAGAATAAGCGACCTGGAGAAAAACAGGAAGGTGGTTGGCTAATGTATGAGATGCCATTCCAAGAAATGGTGCCAAAAGATTATAAGGAGAAAAATATGGAAACAAGTGAAAATGGAATTGAATTGATTAAAAAATTTGAAGGAAAACGACAAGTAGCCTATCAGGACGAAGCAGGTGTTTGGACTGTTGGATATGGTCATACAAAGGATGTATATGAGGGACAATTGATTATAGAATCTAGGGCGGATAAAATGTTAGCAGAAGATTTAAAGGTGTATGAAGGAATTGTAAATGAACAGGTAAAGGTGCCATTAAATCAAAATCAATTTGATGCACTTGTTTCATGGACATTTAATCTTGGAGAAAAGAATTTAAAAAAGAGCACTATGCTAAAAAAATTAAATGAAGGAGATTTTGATTCTGTTCCAACCGAAATGAAACGGTGGAATATAGTTGCCGGTAAAGTATCAAAAGGACTAATAAATCGCAGAGAGGCAGAAGTATCTTTATTTTTGGCTTGACAATATAGATTGGAAATGTTATTATAATATGACTATGGTGAAAAAGAAGCACAGAAGTGAATCATTTGAAGCAATGTTGCGAAGGTTCAAAAGAAAGTGTGAGAAGGTTAATACAAGCTATGAGGTGAAACGTAGAGAATTTTACGAAAAGCCAAGTGCAAAGAGAAAATTAGCTAAAGAAATGGCTGTAAAGAAGGAACAAAAAAGGCAACAAGAACAGGACATTAAACGATGGTAGAATGAAAATTTCATTATATATGTATCGCGATTATAATAGTACATCTTTGAAGATATTAAAATTATTAGATAAATGTAATATTACACCTAAGATAATAATTTTTGAATCGGGTATAGATTTAACAAAAGTTTCTAAAAAGATTGGGCACTCTGTGAGGAGATTGCCCAAAGTAGTTATAGATAATGAATTTGTAGGCGGTTATTATGATCTGGTGGAATATTTAATAAAGAAGAAGGTAATCAATTATTCGTCCGAGGTGTTATGAATTTACATCAAATCAACCTTGATATATTATTGAAGGCCAATAATGGTCAAAAACGAATGATGTTGTATGTAGGAACCGGTGAAGAATTTTTAGTTAGAATAAATGGCAAATGGTTAGAAGGGACTTTTATGGTCCGGCCGCCCCATCCACAGGTACTTTTTTATCCTGTAGATTGGAATCCAGCTGGACATGAAGTGAGTTTTGGTAGAGGATGGGAAGGAGTTTGGAAAATTGAAGAATAAAGATAAAATGGCAAAGGCCCGAGCGGCCAAGAAACCACCTACATATAAGAATGTCCATGAAGATGTAAAGGCTTTAGATGATGACCATTATTTGTCATTAAAGAAAGTTAAGGAATGGGAAAAACATAACAAGCAACGAGTGAAAGAGCTGAGGCCTCTTATTAGAGCGGCGTCAGGAAAGGAACAGAGAGTATTAGAAAGGGAATTATTTAATCGTCAGGGGTATCTTAAATATATTGCCACTTATTTAGATACAGCTACATGGTTAGATTTATTTTATGGAAAAGACCAAGAGCATTTAATGAAGTGGAGAACTTTAGTTTATGCTTATGATGAAGAAGGATTTATAAAAGGGAGTTTTAGATGACAGCAGTTATTAGTTATTTTATTAGTGTATTATTATTTTTACCTACTTATATAGGCCCAGAACCCAATGAGGGATGGCTACACTTGGTTTATCCATTTCCAGAGAAGGAAATGTGTGAGCAACAGGTGTCAGAAAATTATGAAGAAATTGTGAGGAGTTTTGTTAAGTCCGCTCCTGTCCCTGTAGAAATAAAGGAAATCGCTTGTTTAAGAGTAGAGGAAATAGCCAAAAAGAATATTAATCTTGGCCATGATCCAGCTCCGCAAAACTTTAACGATGATCCGCCCTTATCAAAACCATTAACATCAACAATAATAAATAAAAGCTTTGTAGATTGTCCAGCGTCAATTAGTACAGATAATCCTTTTCAATGTGAAAAAAATTAATTATGATTTTGATTGATTGGAACCAGATAGCCATCGGCTCTCTGATGGTTGCTTTGAATAAGGGCAACCAATTGACTGGTGATTTATTTCGGCATATAGTTTTAAATAACCTTAGATTTTATCGAACCAAATTCAAAGAGGAGTTTGGTGAGATGGTTATTTGTTGTGACAATAAACACTATTGGCGCCGAGATTATTTCCCCAACTACAAAGCTAATCGTAAGAAGGACCGAGAGGTTACAGGCTATGATTGGCTACAAATTTTTGAGTTGTTGAATGGCTTGCGGGATGAGTTGAAAGAAAGTTTGCCGTATAAAGTTATTGATGTAGTTGGTGCTGAGGCGGATGACATTATTGCTGTATTGGTACATCGACCTTTTGATGCAGAAGAAGATAAGTTTGGTGTCATAGAAAGAGGTGTGCCGATGAATGTTATTGTGAGTAGTGATAAAGATTTCATACAACTTCATGGACGCCATGTGAAACAATACAGCCCTATGGCAAAAAGAATGTTGAAGAATGATGACCCTGTAAATTATTTGAGAGAGCATATTATTAAAGGGGACCGAAGTGATGGTGTTCCTAATATACTTTCCCATGATGATACGTTCATTTCTGCTGGGAGACAAAAACCAATAAGAAAGGCCATGATTAGAGAATTGAAGGAAGAGTTGAATAGGTTTGAGTATCAGGATCTTTTCCAAATTGCCAAATGTCCTAAAGATACCTGGATTCGTAACTGGCAGAGAAATGAAACTCTTATTGATTTTTCCAGAATACCTCAGCAAATAAGAAAGGATGTTCTGGATGAATATAGAAACGTAAAAGTTGGTGATAGAAGCCAACTGTTAAATTATTTTGTAAAACATAAGTTGACTGACTTAATGAGTAATATTGGAGATTATTAAAATGGTAGTAGAAACATATACCCCGTCATACCACGAGATTTGTACTAAGGTGAATAATGCCAAGGACAAACCCGCAAAAATTAAAGTGCTAAAAAAGCATCGCACTGAAGGTTTAGAAATGTTCCTGAAAAGTGCTTTAGATAGTAATATAGAATGGTTAATACCTGAAGGTGATGTGCCTTACATACAGAATGAGGCACCTGAGGGAACAGAACACACCCAGTTAGCTAGAGAGATTTTTAAGTGCCACAATTTTGTTAAGTTGAACCGGGAGTACTTGGATTTACCAGCAGTTATTGGTAACCCACAAATAAAACAGCTGCAACGAGAGCAGATGTTTATTCAGTTGCTTGAAGGGCTACATAAAGATGAGGCTCGGATATTGATATGGGCCAAGGATAAGGAAATCAATAAGCGGTTCAAAGGCCTCAATGCTAATACAGTTCGCGAGGCTTATGGTTGGGATCAAAACTTCCAGCCAGCTTAAATGGTTCCAGGAAAAAACAGGGTAAGATTTTATCCCCGATGATTTTTCACCCTGAGCTCTACATAAGTATTCTCTAATATTCTAATAGGTGATAATCTCTTGACCAAGGGCTCTATATATGTTACCATGGTAGTGTTAGTGGGGAAAAATAAGTGAAATAAAAAGCCTTTGGAATCAATGACTTACAAAAAAGCCTTTGGAATCAACGACTTAGCCCTATTGACTAGATTTCACATATATGTTACCATATAGCATAGTTATTAGATTAATTAGGAGAAAAATATGATTATTATGCCTACCGTTGTTGGTTATGAAGTAAAGAATCCCACGACCCATAAGGTGATGAAATCCTTTGGGGCTGATGAGCTGGAAGAAGTCAGGGCTTATGTAGAAGGGCTAAACAAAGAGCAGTCCCGAATAATCAACGAGAACCGATTAGGTCCATTCCCTTACATTCATTTTGTCTTTGCTGAGATAGAAGAATGAAAACTAACATTTACGGATACCGAAGTCAAAATAAAGGTCTAGTAGATGATATATTCATGGCTGCATGGTTTTATGGTTTGAAACTTCTTGGCGGCCGACAAGCCCGACATATTTGGTTAGATGTGAAATTGACTAAAGACCTTAAAAAGAATTCTGGAGGATATGCCTTTTGTTATATTACTGGCGAAGTTAATAAACCCAGAGAGTTTGAAATAGAACTTGATGCTTCTATGAAGTTTGGGTTAGAAGAAATCCTTAAATGGCTTGCTCATGAGATGGTACACCTTAAACAATTTGTAAAAGGTGAACTGTGTGATTATGAGAATAAGAAAGTTCAATGGAAGTCTAAATTATTGTCAGACGATATGTGTTATAAAGATATGCCTTGGGAGAAAGAGGCATATCGACTAGAAACAAAACTCTATAATGAATTTGAGGAATGGTATTATGAAAGCTAATGAATTTTGTAACATCAAGACGGATGGTGAGAAAGCCAGTGCCGTTAATATGGTATTTGAAATGCTATTGAAGGGTGGTAGTGGTGACTTAGAGGTAGATGAATCTTTAGAGATACACAACCATCTTAAACCAGCTACTGTATTTGCACTATCGACTATGGTAGTAAATTTGGGTATAGTGAACCATCCTTATTTGGTTGAGTCGTATAACAATCTTATAGTGAAAGGCACTCCACCCACAGAAATGGGAACGGCTACATTTGATAATAAGGCGGGGAATAACACTAAGAAGTGTGCGCCGAGTCAACAAGCCTGGCAGAATGATTTTGACACAGGTAAGGGTACTAGTTATTCAATTAGTTTAGGTGATAAGCTTGCAGATTCTTATAGTGTATATTTGTTTAATCCTTTTAAACAGGGAGATTCTGCCGAAGGAGTATTGCATATTACTAGAGAACAAGTGTTGCAATTGAATCCTGGTTGGGCGGGCCCTAATACACCTAATAATAAAACCCTTCATATTGGTGTTAATAAAGAAGCAAATATTCAACCCAAGAACAAATATTATTCCTTAATTGATTTTACAGCGAGTGTTTAATTATGAATGAACTTAGATGTTATTATAAAAAAGAATTTCCCGTTGATGAGTATGGTCGTCCTGGCGGGTTTTATTCACTTGCCGACCTACCTATTATGAAGAATGACGTGCTTTCAAGGAAAGGTATAGTTGAAGCAAAGAACGCCGAACACCAGATGTACCGGGTT